CGTTGGGATCGGTGGGCAAGCCTTGGTCGGTATAGCCACCGATGACGTGACCGCCAGCAAGAGCCCTCTGAGTGAGCGCGTTGTACTTCGCGAACTCTTTCGGGTTGTTCTGCAGTCTGCGGATCGCAGCCGGCAGTTCTTGACGACGAATGGGACCGTAGAAGCTGTTCTGCCGGCCCCTGCTGTCCGTGCTGCTTACGCCATCAGCGCTGTAGCCGAGCATTTGCCGGAGAGACTTGCCCTGCATGTCTGCACGGTTCATCAGACTCTCGATCGTCCCACCCTTGCTCGCGCCCTCAGTCGCCTGCATGGCAGCAAGGTGCATCGCCAAGGTCGGATCGTTCTTGATCTCCTCAGCAAACTTGGCACGACGCGCAGCGAGGAACGCATTTCCAGCGAGTCCTTGCCCAACGCTCATGTCGGCAACACCGCCAGGAGAGGCTCCGAAGGACGGGGACTTGTTCGCGCCCGTGAGAGCGCCGACCTTGTCGCGACCGATGATGCTGCCGCTTCGACCCACCCCGAAATCGGGGAGAGCCGAACCCGGCGTGCTCTTGAGCAAACTCGGGACACCACCGAGAAGGCCACCGCTGAAGCCGCCGCCTCCAGAGGAGGACAGACCGCGTCCTGAGCCGCCGCCGACCGCCGCGTATTGCAGCCCGCCGCTTCCGTTGCGGAAAGCAGCAAGCTCGACCTTGCCGGTGAACTTGTTCAGGCTGTCAGACAGATCGCCCGTGCGGCGCCGACCCGAGAAGTCAGTCGCCCCGGTGTAGTTCGACGGGTGATACAGCTGCTTGAGCGTATAATCGTCGATCCTTTTCTGCATGGAGGGAGGAGTGCTCCCCATATGGCGCTCGCCGGGCTTGCGCTCCGGAGCGGAGCCGCCGCCATCCACGTACTCACGGGCCTTCTTGCCGAGGTAGGCTCCGAGAGTGCCGCCAGAGATGGCAGCAAAGAACTCCGGAGCAACCATGACAGCAGAAACGAGACCCTTTACGAAGGTCACGATGCCTGCAAGCGAGTCGGCCAACGTGCCGATCGCCTTCATTGCCACAGCCAGTTCGACCATCTTGCCGGTGAAACGGCCGATCGACTCCGGGTCGCCAGGCACAACGCCTGCGACCTTCATCATGCCCTCCCAGATCATCTTGAAGGTGGTCCACATGTCCTTCATTGAGGTCATGAAACCCTTCGTGAAGCCTCCGACCTCCTTGGCAGCACCCTTAACGGTCGAGGGGTCACCGAAGGCTGCCTTGAGCATCTCGGTCCAATTGTTGAAGCCGAGACCTTCCACCAGGCCGTCCGTGAACGCCTCGACGGTGTCGCTGATCTTTTTGGTGTCAAGCCTGCCGAGATAGTCGGTGAAGAAGTCGGTGATCTGACCGAACGCCTTCTCGAAGCCGGCGCCGACCGACTCCCACACGATGGTGAGAGCTGCAACGAGCGACTTCCAACGGCCAGACAACGACTTCAGCTTCGAGTCGCTGATATCGTCGAGCCTGTTCGCATTCTTCGGGTCTTGGATCTCCGTCAGCGTGCGACGCACGTCGTCGCGGACCTGAACGAAGGTTTGCAACTCGTCGCGCCACTCCCTCATACCGAGCAACGTCGCAACCTGAGACCTCTTCTCCTCAGACATGCCGCCCATCTTTTCGAAGATTTGGAGCAGCGTTTCGGTCGGGTTGGATGCCATCTTGGAAGACATCGCCTGACGACCACCGAGGCCGAGCATGTTCGAAGCCTTGCCAAGGTCTTGGGCTCGCTGGCCGCGGGCAAACTTGCCGCCGACCAATTCGTTGACGAGGAAGCCTATGAAGGTGCCGGTTTTGGACGAAGGCAAACCGGCCGAGATGCCGGCGCCAGTGAACGCAGACAGGTCATTCGGGTTCATCTTGGAAGATGAGAATGCGCCCGATGCGCGCCGGTTGGCGGCGATGATTTCGTTCGGGTCGGCAGCGGTCGCGATACCAGCGATGGCAACCGAGTTGAGCATCGACTTCAGCTTTGCAGGATCGAGGTTGGTCATATCCTGCGTCAGGGTCGCCAATCTGGTGGCGAAGCGGGTCGTCTCCTTGAGATCCAGATCGAGGCCAGCACCGGCCTTCATAATCGTGTCAGTGACGCTCTGGGCGTACTTCTCCGGGATGCCTGCCTTCCGGGTTTCCGTGTAGGCGTCGAGCGTCTCAGCCGGACCCATGCCGTACCTGATGGCGGCCTTGTTGCCCCAGTTCTTGCGCAGGTCTTTGACCTGGTCCTGAGACATTTCCGCGAACATCCGCATGTTCGTCTCGGCCGTGTCGACCTTCATACGAGCCTTGAAGGCGCTGACTCCGGCGTATCCGGTCGCAGCAGCTGTGGCAGCCGCGTATGGACCGGCTCGACTGCCGATGTTGGACATCATGCCAAAGCTGCGCATCGCATCGCGGCGCATCTTGGCGACATTTCCAAGGTAGCGCTGGTGCCGGCGCTCCTGGTTGCGCAGGTGGGCCGCTTCGAGGTTGCCCTCTTGCTCGGTCACGCGGCGGGCAATGTCGAGGCGCTGGTCGCCGACCTTGTTGTAGAGATACTTGAACGCGACCGCGTTCTTGTACTGGAGCTTCAGCTCCTTCTCGGCGTTCGCCGCTCGCGTCTTGGCGCCCTTCGCCGAAGAGTTGGTGAATTTCTCGTGCTCGCCCTTCAGGCGGATGATTTCGTTGGTGAGCTTGCCCCAGGACAGGGCGGCATCCTTGTTGCCGACGCCGTTCGCCTTGGCCCACTCCATGTGCTTTTTCGTCAGACCATTCAGCTCGGTCCCGGCCTTGGTGAGCTTCTTGACGTAGCCTTCCATAGGGATGTCGGTGATCGAGGCCCGCGCCTTGTCACCGAACCGCTTCATCTGGTCTTCGAGGCTCTTGATCTTGGCCATGAGCTTCACGACGGTCGGGGACAGCCGATCTTCGCCAGTAAGGCGGGCCCTGATGTCGAGATTGTTGTCGGACATTGCCGCTCCCCGGAGTCACAAAAAAAGAAGGCCCAGGGCTATTTGCCCTGAGCCGCGCGTAGCCGCGCTATTTCGTCAGCGTCTCGCTGGTTGAGCGCCTTGACGCCTTCAGCGATGAGGACGAAGTCGTCCCATTCCAACTGCTCCACGTCTTCGAGCGTCCAGTGGAAGCGCTCGAAGATCGGGAAGCTGTCGATTAGGATTCGTCCGATCCGTTCGTCATTTTCTCCAAAAAACTTTCGAACCAGATCTTCATCGGGCCGAAGTCTTCGGAGTCGATCTCGGCGATGATGACGTTGTCGACCTCGAACAGGTCAGCCAGCGCCTTCTCCATCGCGCCCATGCCGTCTTTCTCGACGTTCTTGATGAAGTTGCGGATGTCGCGGACCTTCGGACGACGAGCATTGAACTCGACGTAGGTCGCGCCGCGGTATTCGAAGGGGAACTTGAGGTCGAACTTCTTTTTCTCGGTAGCCATTTTGGTTTGCACGCCTTGTATCTTGCACAGAAAGAAAAAGGCCCCGCCGGTTAGGGCGAGGCCAGTGGGTAGAATGATCTCTCCGGCTACGCCTTAGTAGGTGAAGCCGAGGATCCGCCGAGCGTTTGCGCTCTGGTCCGTACCGCCGATGATCGTGATCTTGTTGAACACGTCGATCTCGGTGACGACGGTGCCGTCGATGGTATGCTTGTAATAGTTCGCCACCAGGCTGACCGTGACGTCAGCCTTCTTGCCGGCTTCGACTTTGCTCGGCTTGATGGCCTTGATCAGGCAGTGGGTGTCGATGACGACGCCCTTCTCGGCGCCGCTCGCGGTGAGCAGATAGCCGCGGAAAGTGATCGGCACATCGAGCGAGCCCGGGCCGTAGCCGAGGTTCTGCCAGATCTGTTCGTCCCAGGTGTGAAGGCTGAAGTCGAACTCGATCTTGTCGATCCCCATCGGGATCTCAGCCGTGCCGTCCATACCACCACCGCGGAACTCTTCCGTCTGGATGTTGATTTCGGGCGGCTGGAAGTTCGGCGCTTCGCCGATCTTGCCGATGTCGTCGATCCAGACCGTGAAGTCCTGGAAAATGTTGCTGTCGCGAAGGTTTGCCATGTAGGTCTCCGGCCAAGCCAGAGCGCGCCCGACCCATATGGACCGAGCGGCTCATGACTAGCTTTGTTGTTGTGGATGCCGTGGAGCGCCGCGGCCTTAGCCGTTGTTGGCGATCGTGCGGTTGAACTCCTCGATGAAGTCCGTGTAGTAGTTCGGATTTCGCGAGGCGCGGAACTGGAGGTGCTCCAAGCACGCCGGGGGCTCGAGATCGAAGTCCACGGTCAACTCGCCCGCAGCGAACGTCGCCGGGGTGTTGATGGTCGGGTCGATCCAGGCCTTGCCACCGATCAGAGCGCCGCGAGCGCGGAGCAAGCGGAGGTACTTGTTGACGTCGCCCTCGATGCCCGACAGCAGCTGAAGGCTGAACGGCTTGTCGAGGCGCGAACGCTCAGCGCGCTCCAAGCTCTCGTAGACCATGTCCGCCGTGCGGCGCACGGAGAGCTGGGCCCAGAGCGGATCGGTACCGGTGCCACGCAGACCCCAGAACCGGAAACCGTCATCGTGGATGATGGTCGTGATCTGCTGGCTGTTCAGCTGGTTGGCTTCGCAGTCGCGATCGTTCGGCATGAAGTCCACCGGGCGGCCGGGGCCACCGATGTTCTGGATCAGCTCGTTCGAGAACGAGTACCAGAAGCCCTTCTCCTCATCGATCCGAGCCTGGATGCCGGCCGCGTAAGCGGAGGCGGGCTTGGTCGTGTAGATGGAGTTCTCGGTATCCCAGCTCAGAACGCCGGGGTCGACGATCGAGATACGCTGGCTGCCGTAGTCCTGGCGGTACTCGACCGCGTCCTCATACGAGGTGCCGGGGCCGTCGAGGAACGCCACCGCGCGGAGGCGGTCGACGATCGAGGCGAAGGCGACGCCAACGGGGTTGGCAACGTGGCCGAGGGTTGCGGTTGCCGCAGCGCCCGTGCCCGCGCCCGTGATGGTGATCGCCGGAACGGTGTCGTAGCCGTAACCCGGGTCGGTGAGGATGATGCCGGTCAGCTTGCCGCCGACAACCTGGGGCACAGCCGTTGCCTGACGACCACCGGTCGGGGGAGCAGCGATGGTCACGCTCGTGGTGGAGAGCACGTAGCCGGCGCCCTGGGTACCGATGACGAAGCCCTTCACGCCGTTGGTCGGGCGGCCGGAGGTGAGGCCGGGGGCGACCAGAAGCTTCGGCACGAGGCCGAGCATCGGACGGGACTTGAGCAGGGACCAGATGCCGGTCTTGCCGCTGGGCGAGCCCACGGCATTGGACCAGGTCTCTTCCTGGCTCTCGCCTTCGGCGACGCGGACCACGACCACGACAGCCGACTTCTGGCTGTAGATCGCGTCGACGCCGTCCAGCAGCGTACCGGTCGACTTCAGCTGACCCGCTTTCAGTGCGTCGGCGAACACCGGCACCGGAGTGTTGAGCGGGAAGATATCCGGGTCAGCGTCCGGCGCCGTGCCGACGAGGCCGATCACGTTGGACTTGACGGTCTCGACCGGGCCGGAGGGGCTATCGAGTTCGATCGTCTCGATGCCGTGGAGATATTGAACAGTCACGTAGGGTTCTCCCAAACGAAAAAAGCCGCCCGGTTAGGGGCGGCCGAAGGGGTGGATGTTGATGGTTACGGGCGGAGGATCAGGTCAGAGCGAAGCCGCCAAACGAAAGAGGTTCACGAGATCGTCGTGAGTCTTGCCGAGCGCCGCCATTCCCGGCTCCCAGAAGGGATTGTCGATCTCAAACGATGAGGCGTAGTGCCAGGCGTCCTGAACGTCCACATCCTGGCTCATGACGAAGTCTTCGACCGCTTGCCTGAGACCGGTCGCACTCAAAGCTTTCCGGATCTGCCAAGGAGTGACAGACGGCGGAGGCAAGTCCTCCAGCGTCAACACGTTCTCGACAACGCCTTGCGCGCTTCGCACAAAGGTCGAGCTGATCAGCTTCTTGTCAGACGGGACCGAGGCGCGCACGACGCGATAGATATTTTCGGCAGCGAGATCTGCATCGCTCCACAGTTCTGTGATCTGCCAGGGATGCAGAACATCGCCATTGACGATGGTTACACCCCACGGCAGCTCCTCGAAAACATTGGGCGAGCCCTCGCGGACAACTATGATTTCCACGTTAGCTCCATGTGAGTCTGGCTGAGGCATTCGAACCGCCGTAGCCGTTCAGCTGCCCGTTGATGTCGTAGATACCGCCAGCGCCGCCTGCCTGACAGACAAGGCCATAGGAAGCTCCGACGACCGGAGCACCTGCTTGCCCCCACGTCCACGTCTTCCTGACGTAGCCGCCGTAACCGCCAGCACCTCCGAAGAAGGAGTCGTTATAGCGTCCTCCGGCGCCACCAGGATTGCCGGCGCCCGCGGTGTTGATGTCGCCACCGCTTGCTCCACCGGCAGCACCAGGGTCTCCATAAACGCTGCCATCGCCTCGATCATAACCGTCGCTGCCAGGCTGTCCGCCATAGGCGTAGATCGTCGAGGGGCCAGCGAAGTAACTTGTTCCGCCAGCCGTTGCGACGCTTCCGGGCCCGTAGGTGGATCTGCCGCCGCCACCGCCTGCACCCCAGATCTCCAACACCAGAGTGTTGTATTCCTGGATGACGGGGCCGTAGCTGCCGTAGCCGTAGCTCTGCGACCCCGGGAAAACCTGGGGCTTCAGCGATCCAACTCGGAGGCGATTGAGGTACGGAAGGTACAGCATCAGTTAACCTTCCAAGCCGCCGCGAGCCACGAAGTGTTGTTCGCAGACCACACGCCAGTGAAGATGAGCGCGAAGTTGTTGGCCGTCGTGAATACGGTGGGAACGATGTTGTTCGGAAACCGGGCGTTACCGGTCCAACTGATCGTGCGTCCACCAGTCGCGTCCTGAACGAACTGGATTTCAACGGTCTGGCCGTCTTTCTGGTTGCCGAAGTTGACCGTCACGTTTCCAACTAGCATGATCTTGAAACGACTACCGAGCGCGCAGTCGATGGTGATGTTGCCGGACATGTTGCCGAGATCAACCCAGCCAGCAGCTGCCCAGGCTCCGTCCACAGTGACGGCACCAGCGTTGCTGTTGTTCCTGATCTCTGCAGTGGTCGCGACGTTCTTCGTCGATACGGTGCCGAGACCTAGGTTGGTCCGGCCATTCAGCTGCTTGGTGGTGTCGAGCCCTTGGTTATTGACGTCGACACGAAGTCGATTGCCCAATGATGCAGTGACCGTGGCTGAGAAGCTGGCGTCCCCGCCGAGAGCATCCGACAGCTCCTTGAGCGTGTCGAGCGCGCCAGGCGCTGCATTGACCAGGTTGGCGATCGAGCCGTCCACATACGACTTGTTGGCGTAGTTGGTCGGATCGAACGTTCCCGCGTTGTCTGCTGCCAGCTGCGCTGCATCGCGCGCTGCCAGCGTGTCGGCCTTCATTTGGGCAATTGCGGTCTTGTCGGCTGCAGTTAGCGCTGCATTAGAGATTGCCTGATCTTTGTAGGTGCCAGCGGTGTCGCGGGCGACCTTGGCTTGCGTCAGAACATCGGCGACCGCCTGCGAGATAGCGGTACCGACATAAATGACCCAGTCCGTGAACGGTCCTGGGTTGCCGTAGATCTGGAGCGGCTGAACGACCAACTGGCCGCTTACCTTGTCCCAGGATACCAGCCTGGCGAATGCGTAGTCCGTCTGGTTGGCCTCGCGACAGATCGTCAGATACGGCGAGGGAGCAAACAGCTCGCGCTCGGCAGCATCCGCGATTGCGAACGTCTGGGTCGTGCTGATGTCGAGGGTGATCGAAGAGATGGAGTGAGCGAGCAAGAACCCTTGCTCGGACACCAGCGCGATCTTGTCCAGGGCCGGCGCGAGGATGAGGTCGAGACGATTGAGGGCGAGGCCCTCAATGTACGACGTCAACCCATCGATGGCGTCGAGTCCATCCTCGTTAAAGGAGACTCGACGATCGATGTCCTCGAAACGCCGGTTCCAATATTCGGGGTCGCCGAGGTTATCCCTCGGCTTCACCCGGTAGTACTGATCATACCGGCGCGCCATGACTTAGACCTCTTCGAAGCTGGTGATTGCGTCCCCGTGCTGGGCGATCTCGGAGCCCTTGAGGGTGACCTCGTTACCGGGTCGCGCCCAGATTTTGGGAGCGACCTCGATCGCGCGGGCCAGCTTGATGCGGTACTGCTTGTCCGGATCGACCTGCGGAGTCGTGATGGTGTCTGCCATGGTGGCCTCTTACTTGGTGTAGAAGGTCCGCTCGGCGACGTGGTACGTCACCTGCGGAGAGTTGGTGGTGCCCGTCTGCGAGACCGTGAACTGCGTGGTGCCGCCGGGAAGACTGAACGTGT